GCTGTTCGCTCCCGTTGAGCGCAGTGGCCGGTGTGAGGTTCGGGATCTGTGAGACGCTCATGTCAGCGGTCCTGTCTGCGGAACGGTCGTATTAGCATAAGGCAAGCCCGGATCGTTGTCACCGGGAGCATTAGGATCAGTGCCCGGCTGCGTGTTGAGGCCGCCCGGCGGCTCGCCAGTTTGCTGCGTGACGCGGGTCTGGTAAGTCTGCGTGATGCGCGTGGCGCCCCTGATCACCGGAATGCCCGTGATCGGATCGACCGTGTTCTGCCCCGAGGTCGTGCGCGTGTTCTGCTCCGCCGTGACGAAGTCCTGAATGCGCGGGTTCTGGATCGGCACGGGATCGGCGGGGATCACGATGGCGCGGAGCTGCTCCTGCGGCGTGTCATAGCAGGGGTTGCAGACAAGCAGGCGCTTGTTGATCAGTGAGGCGCCAGCCCAGTCAAACTGCCACTTGAGATCCACATGGTTGTAGCGGAAGCCGCAGCGGTCACATATCGCATGTGCCTGCGGCGACGTTGCGCTTGTTCTGGCCCGACCGGCTTGAGAGGCATATCCCATAGGGCCTCCTTACGGCCTGTAGTAGCCCGAAATCTGGGGTGAAATGTACTGCGCAGCCGTTTCCACGTTCTGCTCGGCGGCAATGTTGTAGGCCTCGTCGGCCATAGGCTTCAAGAGCTGGACCTTATCCGGCGCCCAGATGATGGCCAGCCGGGTCGCAAGATTATAGGCGAAAGCCTCCATCCAGAGATAGGGGATCTCGACCTGCGTCCCGTTCGACAGATTGGCGTCCTGCAACTGGCGGACGCGATAATACTTGAGATATTGCGCGCTCGTTCCGTCAGGGACGGGCCAGAGAGTGACGGTCGGGTTCGGCGAGATCAGGCGGTCAAACCAGAACGTCGTCGTGAAGCCCTGCGTCTCCTTGTTTGGGTAGCTCGCATATTCGGTGCGGCTCACCGGCAGGATGATGCGGTCGATAGGCTGTCCGTTGCCATTGTCGATGACCATGTAGGCGTCGAGCATGGTGACGGTGTTGAGTTCGACGTCATAAGTCGCCTGCCCGGCGACGAGCGGCTCGGTGACCAGATCCACGGCCCACAGGTTGACGCCTCTGTTGCTCCAGTTCGAGCACAGCATGTTGGCGGCCATGCGAGCCGCCTCCAGATGCTCCTGAAGCAGGGACGTGTTCCTGAGCCCGATGAGATTGTACGCATAGAGCGTGATCTCGCCGAGCGACGGATTAAAGTTCCAAGTGCCGCTCGTGGCCATCTTCTATCCCTTAGACGGGGCCAGCTTGGACGATGTTGGCCGTGACTGCGCCGGTCCCGCTGGTGATGTTGATCGAAATGGCGCGGCAGGGGACCGTGATGGCGCCGCCGACAGACGTCGTCGCGGCGCTGAAGCCCGTGGCCACATACCAAGTCGCCGTCGCAGCCGAATAGCCGTCAGCGTTCGGATCATCAAGAGAATACTCAATGTTGAACGTGGGGGCGCCGGAGGTGACCTTGGTGCCGACGCCGACATTAAAAGGCGTCTGGAAGTCGTCCACGACGCGGATGGCGCTGCGGCCAGAGTTCGTTTGGCTGATGCTACCAAGCTGCATGTTACTTCCCCTTGCTGCGAGCCGCAGCGGCATTATGGTATGATCCTTTTTCTTTCAGATAAGCTGATGCTTTTTCTAAAAGAATTTGACTGTCACGGGCCATTCCTAGCATTGAATTACATTTCAAACAAAGGATACCCCTAAATTTTCCAGTTTCGTGATTGTGGTCAATTGCATAACCACGACGCCTATTATTATACACTAAAAGATCAGGAAGAACCTCTTCGCAAATAGCGCAATTGCCATTTTGAGCCTCAAGAGCATCATTGAGTTCTTTAACGGTTAAATCGTATTTATATTTCAAATGTTGCTCCAGACGTTTCTTAGGTGTTCTGCTGCCCCATCTATTTTTCTGCCGTTCCTTGCTACACTCAATGCAAAGGCTCTGGCTTTTCCAAAACTCGCTTATGAGCTTAACAGAATTGCAGCCATTGCATCGTTTCAGAGAGGCGATAGCAAGAACTCCCGTCATTTCTTCTGGCCCGCTCTTGCTGCGGCAATATTGTCAACAGCGTTGGGATAGGGACGGCCTGCGGCGCGGGCGTTAGCCTTGGCAGACTGAACCTGTTTACGGTTCAGGTGCTTCACCTTCGCGTCCTTGGGAGCATCTTTCTCCCAGAAAGGCTTCTTTTCCATCTCAGCAATCCCACTTCCTGAGCGACTTGTTGATGCGGCTGTTGGGATCTGCCGCCTTCGCGGAGCCCGTCAGCTTGCGCTTCATGCCGGTCATTCTAGCACAGAAGCTGTCCTTGCGAGAACCGCCTTCAGGCTGCGGGCGCTTGATGTCGTGGCCCTCGGCCTTCAACGAAGCGCGACCCTTGGCGTTCAAGCCGCCGTTGGGATTTTTACCCTCTTTGCGTGTCCAAGCACCAGACATCGTGACCTCCATGCGAATGCGGGGGCACGAATGCCCCCGCTGCTCTACCAAGACGGGGAGGACGCTCTTAGTAGTGCGAAGCCTTGCCACGGGGCGTACCAGCGCCCGAAGCGGAAGACATGACGCTGCCGCCGCTCTTGCGGGGCTTGCGACCGGCGTGGGCGGAGGACATAACGCCCTCGGCCTTCATGCCCACTTTGCCGCCCTTCTTGAAGGCGTCCTTGGTGTTCATGGCCTCAGAAGCAACATTGCTGTTACCGCCAGAGTAGGCCGTGTGCTTCATAGCACCAGTCTTTGCAGCTTTACCCTTCATGTGAGCCTCCTATGGCTTAGGCGTTTTCGGCTTGGATGTAGCGGACGATCAGATCGCCAACGCCAGCGCCAGTGTTTGCGGAAAGAGCGTAAATGATCACGTCAGACGTGCCGACATTGGACCAAACGCCCACGCGAGTTGCGCTGGCGCCGGGACCGGCAGAAGTCTGCCCGATGGTGCCGAGGCTCTGCGCAGAAACAAGCTCGTTGGAAGTCGCGCTCGTTCCGATGCTGATGGTTGCGGCGGCGCCGTTCCAAGCCGTAGACACCAAGAACTGGACGTTCAAGATGTGGCTGTTGGCCGGGATGACGATAGACGTGGCGTAGGCCGAGGCAGTGCCAGCCTGCGTGATGGACGCAGTCTGCGCCATAGCTACGAAGCCGACGTTCTTGATGGTGCCGGGCGTAGTGCCGGTGGTGTCAAGGACATCGCCAGCCTTGATAGGGCCAGTGAAGGTTACAATCCCCATGATGGGTCTCCTGCACGATGAGATCACGCCGTCTGTGCAGCGTCCGCTAGGCCGGTCTGCGTGATCGGATGCCTAGAAAGAAGGGCGGGACCGAAGCCCCGCCCCAATGGCTTAGGTCGGGAACGCACCGTAGATAGCGCGCCAGTTGTAGTAGCCGAAGCTGTACCGCTCGTAGCCCTTGACCAACAGGTTGTCAGTCGTGAAGTCAACCTGCATGTCTGTTTCAAACTTGATACGTTCCATATAGGAAAGGCCATCAATGTTAGTCAACAGGAACCATGCGCGGGCAGACGTAAGGTAATCGTTAACCATGTAACCCTCCGGGAGACCTCCCGCAGTGGACATGATAGCGTTCACGTCATTATCTGCCGTGCCGGGGCGCAGTTCGGTCTTCGTCAGGCGGATCGCGACCGGCTCAAGAGCGGGCGGGATCACCAGACGGCGACCGCGAGCAAACACCTTCAGACCGGCCTGATCACGGAAGTTCGTGCGGATGGCGATCATGCCAGCCAGCAACGTGCTCTCGTTGAGGTCGTTGGTGGTGTAGTTCGAGATCGTCGTGCCATCAATCGGGTGGGCCGAGTTGACGAGCGACACGCCGTCACCACCAACCGCCGCGTTGTAGGTTGTCGCGGTATTGAGGATGTTGGCGCCGTAGATTTCCTTGGTCTGGGCAAAGGACTGCGTCAGGCCGAGGTTGGAGGGAGCAAACTGGCTCTTGTAGAGGTTGTCGTCGATGGCTTTGCGAGTGATCGCATAGCCAAGGCCGATTTCCGTGTGCTCCTGATTGTACACGAAACGCTCGCCAGCGCCGTTGTCGAACGCGGTCTGGCCGCCTTCGGTCTTGAGCTGGGCGTAGCCCAAAAAGCGCATCTCAGCGGTGCGCTCCAGAGCCATCTTGGAGTCGTGCTTGGTGAAGATCTTGTCGTACTGCGACGGGATCTGCTCGTACTGACCTTCAACGCCCCGGAGGCCGGGGAGGAGAAGATCTTTGATCGCTGAAAGATTAACAGCCATTGATCCTACTCCTTATTAGGTTCCAAGAACGCCGGACTTCATCGCCGTGTTGTTGAACGAGACGATGATGCGGTTGTACGCGGCGGTGTAGTCGTTGCCGGGGATGGACTGGAGCGGGTTCGAGCCATCCGGGGCATAGTTGGCGAGGCCAACGATGCGGAAGGGATAGGTCGCCGCAGTGCCCATCACGCTGGTGCTGTCAGCGTAGGCGGTCGAGATGCCGGTGGACACGTTGCCCGGCGTGGTGCCGAGGGTGTTCGTGTTGGTGCCGGTGCCCGTGCCGTAGGCCACGCCGATGTTCTCGCCGATGTTGGCGACGCCAACGGCGGTGGAACCGGCCTGAACGATGAACTTCGCGTTCGGGTCGGTGATGACGTAAGCCTCAACGCCCGCGTTGGAGTTCACGTCGCCGACGCCGGGGAAGTAGTTGGACCACACGGGGCGCTTCTGCGACACCGAGAGGTACTTGCAGCCGATGAACACGCCGACGAGGTAGCCGGAGCCAGCCGCAGGGGTGTTGGTGGTGCTGTTGGTGCCGAGCTGGCAAATATAGCCAGTGCTCAACTGGGCGACGGGATCGCCAGAGAAGATCTGGGGATTGGTCGAGCTGGAGGGAGAAATGGAGAGCGCGACCTGCTCATAGGTCGGGGCCGAACCAGTGCCCTGATACTGCTGGAAACCGTTGGGCGCATTGGTATTCGCCATGACGGGTTCTCCTTTTTACGGGAAAAGCTCGTCACTTCACACCGGGGAAGCTCAGAAGCCGGGGGTAGGCGAACCTCCCACGCCGGGGGGAGGTAAGGCACAGAGTGACCTTGAAGACGCAGCATATACACATTTGAAACAAAAGAAAAGGGGGCCCGTTACGGCCCCCTGATCGGTGCTTAGAGATCCTCGGGGATCGGCATGTCGAACGTCTTCTTGATGTTCGGGCGGACGCGGGGATCGTCGCGAGTGAAGGTGCCCTCGGGGGCGCCAGCGATCTGGGCCTCCTTGATGCGCACCTGCTCGCGGGCCTTGCGCAAGTCAATCCGGCGCACCTCCTCCGAGATCTCGGACGGGCGCTCCATGAGGACCATGCCTTTGCGCTCAATGGTGCCCTTGTCCCAATTGGAGGGCATCATTTGCGGGTGGCGTTTGGCCGGGACGGGCTCCCACCCCTCGCGGGCGAGCTGCACCGCGTAGGCGGGGTCCTCTTGGTTCCAAATCGTGTGGCGCTTCCACTCGTAGGTCCAGCCGTCAGGAATGATGTCCTTCGGGATGTAGAACTCGTCGGTGCCCTCGTCCATGCCGCCGTTGTCGTTGCGGATTTGGGCCGCGCGGGCTGCGGCGCGGGCGCGGGGGTCTTCATCACGCAGTTCGGGTCTCATTGGGGTGCGCTCCGTGTTTGCCGACTTTTCGGCGAGGACTCGTTGGAATTTGTTGGTCATTGCAGGCGCCCTTCCTTTTTGAGGAGCATCTTGTTGTCGTAGTAGGCCTTCTCGGACATGCCCATCGCGGCGGCATGCTCCTTTTCAGCCGGGCTGAGGATGTAACCGTTGGACCGTGACCCAGTCCCGTTACCGCCGCGCGACACGGGCGCCGCCGGAGGAGCGTAGCGGCGCTGGGTCACCTTGGCGGCGCTGGACATGGCGTCGTCGTCCTGCTCCACCGGGGCGCGGCTGCGCAGGCGCAGGGTGTCCTCGATGGTGGCGAAATACTCGTCCGTGTCCGGCTGGAGCCCGTCGGCGACGGCCAGATTGTGGGCGGCGACCATCTTCTGGTACATGCGCGGGTCCGTTACGCACTGCGGATTGCGCCGGACCCAGTCAGCCGACCGGGGCGAGAGCTGCGAGGCCAGCTCCTCCACCGGGTCAGACCGGCGCGCAGGCTCCTGCGGCACGATCTTGGGCGCATTTTCCATGTGCGCCCGGCCCCTCTCCAGCTCCATGAGCTTCGCCGAGTTCATCGACAGGCTCTCTTGGATCTCCGCCGCCTTGGCGTAGTCGCCAACCGACAGGGCCTCGCTGTAGCTGTACTTGAGGATGTCGTTGTTGCGCTTCACCGTGTCGATGGCGTTCTTCACGAGCTGCAAGTTGGTGTCCTGCACCTCATTTTTGGCCTCGGCGGCGGTGTTGTAGGCCATTTTGGCCTGTTTTTCGGCCTCAATTCGGGCCATCCGCTCCTGTTCGAGCTTCAATTTCAGCTCTTGGATGCCCTCTTCGGGCTCAATTGCGTCAATTTGGGCCTTTTCGGGCGCGTCTTCGGCCTTCACGACCTCAACGGGGTCAATTTTGTCGTCTTCTGGCTTGTTTTCAGTGTCTGACATGGGATTTTCCTCAGTAGACGGTGTCAGGGTGCGGGATGCGGGCGCGAATGGCGGCGTCATCGAACATCCGGCACAGAACGCCGTTGACGGTGATGTTCCACCCATCGCTGGGGCGGAAGACAATCCAGTCACCGACCTTCAAATTGAGGCCGCTGAACCACTTGCCGTCGCTCTCGACGAAGGCGGAGGGGCCGGTCTTGATGATCAGACCCACTTTGGACTGGTGGCGGTCCTCATCGCGGGCCTTGGCCGCCATGATGATGCCGCCCTTGGTCTTTTCGGGGCGGATATAGACCGCCACGAGCACTTGCGTGTTCAGCAACTCGACCTTGCTGATGTCGCCAAGGTCCTGAAGGAGCGCCTCCTTCGGATCGCTCTCGTGGAGCATGGCGATGTTGTGGTGTGCAGAGATGTTAGACATGGACCCCCTCCTTACTGGCCGCGTTCCTTGCGGTTACAGATCGTTGTTGCCTCGCCGCAAAACTCAAGGGCCATGCGGAGACCGGCGATAATTCCTACTTGGTGTCGGTAGGTTGGGAAATCAATCGTTGCCAGACCTGTGGAAAGGTTTTCCTTCCGGTCGTCGATGGCGTCGTCGATTAATTTCTTCAGTTCGCGCTCAAAGAGCGTGTTGAACGTAAGCATAGACCCCTCTTTGCTCCCCCTCGATGTAAGCGGGACGGCTGGTAGAGGGGGTCAAACCAGCCGTCCCTTTATCCGCAGGCAGTACCGATCTGCCCGCGAACTCTTTAGGCCCGGCGCTTCTGGATCTCGGTCTTCTCAAGGCGACCGACCCCAGAACCAGCGCCAGCGTCCATGTCCTTGTAGGAGCGATAGACCTTGCCACCGGCCTTGCGGCCCATCGGGGCGCCGCCAGCGGGCATGGGCATCGGCATGGGCATCGGCATGGGCATGGGGGCCGCAGCGGCGGGGGCGCCGCCCGGAGGCATGCCCATCGGCACGGGGACGCCGCCGGGACCGGCAGGACCGCCGGGAGCGCCGGGGCCAGTGGGCGGCACAGCGTCCATGCCGGGCTGCTTCTGGCCACCGTTGATGACAATGGCGATGTGGGTGCCCTTGGCCTTGCCGCCGGACTTGTAGCCCATCGGCTTACCGGCGCCCATGTTTGGCATCATCGGAGGCGCGGGCATGGCGGGGGCGGCGGCGACAGGCATCGCGTCGGGGCCGCCGAGGCCACCGCCGTAATACTTGCCGGGGCGGTTCAGGCCCTTGAGCGTCTCGGCGAGGCGGGCGCGCTTGGCCAGCTTCGGGTCCTTGGAGTGCTCGGCCTTCTCCAGCTTCTTCTCGGGGATCTTCTTGCCCTCGGGGACGCCCAGCTCCTTGTGGAGCGCGCCCTTGTGCTTGATGGCCCCGGCGATCCACTTCTCGCCGCCTTCGGCCTTGCCGGTGCGGGCGGAAGGCTTCACCATCTTTTTGATGAGGGCCTTGTCCTCGGCCACGTCCTCGTGGACCTTGCCGCCCTTCTTGTAGACCTCTGCCTTGCCGCGCTTGGGCTTGGACAGGTCCTGATCGTGCTTGGCGATCTTCTTCTGTTCACCAAGGCTTACGCCGGGCTTGCCCGCAGGCATTTCCATCGGGCCGAACTTGACGTTGCCGCCAGCCTTGCGCTCGGCGCGGCCACCCGACTTCAGGGCGCCAATGTGCTTCTTGCCGGGGCGCTCGGCGTTCGCTTCCTTCTGGTCGCGATTGATGAGGCTGTCGGCGGTGATGGCGCGGCCACCGGACTTGCGGGGCTTGCGGCCCGCGTGGCAGTCCTCCTTCATGCCCTCAATCTTGCCGCCCGACTTGTAGGCGCGCTTGGAGATCGGGCGCATGCCCGTCTTCACGTCCGCATTCAGCGGCTCGGCGGGCGACCAGTCGGAGCTGTCCACCTTGCTGTCCTTCTCGCCGGACAGGCGCTTGGCCTTGCCCTTCATGGCCTCGCGGGCCTTTTTCGCCATCTCATACATGCTTTCGCTCCTCGGAGGTTACGGGCGTCCCCGTTGCTGCCTGAATGGATAGCTTGGGCAACATCAAGCTTGCCGGGATACTAACATAAGGGCGCGATCAACGACAGAGCCGCCATGCTTGCGTCCCTCGGCGGCAGGAGAAGGTTCTTCGCCACCTTCTCGCATAAGCTCAGGAGCCATTGATCCCGCAGCCGTAACGCCTGCGGCGCCGTAGAGCGGGATCTCGCTGCGAACGAGGCCGCGACGGACGATCTCGTCTTTCGGCATGCCGGTGATGCGATGAGTGCGCTCAATGGCCTCGTTGACGATGCCAATCATTGGCTGCGCCTTGAAGCCGCCGGGCGTTTTCATGTCTTTAATGCCTGCCCAACCCACTTCTTGGAAGTAACGAGGATCGTAACCCATAGATCCGGCAAGATCGCTTAAAGCCCCTTCGTAATGACCGTAGCTTCCCGTGGGAGGCATACTCATTTTTGGGTCCCATGCGCCGCTCATCTGCTCGTCAATGGTCGGTGTTTTTTTGCCGAGGAAGTTGGCGGAAAAGTTGTACCTTTTGGGGTTTTCATAGGTCAGGCCTTCGCCCTCCATGATCATCTTGCGATACTGGTCCATGTTGTTTTGGATGCCGTATTTCCCGCCCGCGACCGGGAAAGGATACTCATAGGCCTTCGTCGGCATTGGCTCGCCGCGAGCGTGGAGATAGTTGCCGAAATGAGCCATCATCAAATTAGATGTAGGATCTGCGCCGCCAGTGGTCGCTGCCATTGCGTCAGGGAATTTCTCCTTGAACATTTTGCGGCCCAACTCTGGGCCGTATTCATTGATAAATTCACGCTCAAGCTGGCCCATGAAGTACCAATTTTCGGCCATCTCCTTTTGTTTCAAGCCGTGCTCGAAGCCCGCTTGGAGATTTTCCATTGCCTGCGGGTCGCGAGCTTTTTCCTCATAAGCAGCAATCGCCTTCGGCGACTTCATTTGCACAAGTTCGCGCGTGTTTGGCTGGATCTCAGGATAATGAGAGGGATCAACGTCAAAACGCTCTGACAGCGGGAAGTAGGGCTCATAGTTCCCGGCGTTGATTTCCTTTTGAGCCGCGATGCGCGCCTTCTGAACAGCAATTGCTTCAGGGCTCAAGGTCTTAGCCAAGAACTCTTTGCCGGTTTTCTTGTCGATGGCCGGAACGGGCGGCACCATTTCAGGATAGCGTTCTGCAACTTGGGGGAAAACGCCGACTTTAGCCGGAGATTTTTCTGCCGCTTTGCGAACAAGCTTCAGCGCGGCGCCGGTCAACCCGCCGCCTTCAAAATGATCACGCATGTCTTCGCCTTTCATTACCTCGCCCCCACGGGCATGGGCGGACTGGCCGCGCAGGATGCTCTCGCGCATGGCGGGGGTGATGGTGATTTCGTGGACCGGCTGATTGTAGCCCTGATAGAGCAGGTCACGCGCCTTGTCAGCCTCGCGGAAGCTGCCAAACCTCGGCGACAATTCCGTAATGCCTTCGCGGTCTGGATGGCGCCCGGACACCCAATACTGGCCGCCCTCGTTTTCAATTTGGGCCGAGTAGGGCCATGAGTCGCCGGGAGCGAGGTTGCTCACATAGCCTCGGCCAACCTTGACGCTCGGATCATGCTTTTTGGTCAGCAACTGGAGCCGCTTGGGAACCATCTCGTCGTAATAGCCGAGCATACCTTGGCCGCCGACAGTGAGGTCGAGGCCTTCGATGCTCTTGTGATTGCGTCCGCGATAGGACTTGCCCTCGTCGTTGACGATCTTGTTCGCCACGTCCTTGCCGAGGTATTGTTCCAGCTCTTTGGCGGTGAATACGTCTTGCGGAAGATCGACGCTGTCGCCTTCTTTGTTCACAATCCCCAAGCGGTAGGCGTCGTCGCCTTCTTTCATGTAGTCAATTGAGTTCACTTGATTGCTCAGGCTGTACCGCTTTGCCTGATCAGCGCCCTGCGTGAAGGCGACCTTGTCATAGCCATTGTCCACCGCGTCCTTGAGAATGCGCTTCAGGGTCAGGTCAGTCCATTGCTGGGTGTTGCCGACATACGGCCCCATAGGAACGCCAGTATCCTGCATTGCCTCTTGCTGCCTGCGAACGTCAATTAGACCTTGCAGGTCTTGGCTGGTCTGGCGCACTCGATTGACCGACGCTTCAAAGTCGGGGTGCGTCCTCAGTACCTCTTGGCGCATGGCCTCATGCGCTTGCTGGGCGCGATTGTACTCACCGGGGGACATTGTCCTTGGGTCAGGCATCTTTTCAATAGATTGGTTGATCTGTTTGAGCAGTTCCTGATGGCTGTTCGCGGCCTCATTGTAGGCGTCCTCGGCGGCGCCAAGTTTGGCCTCGAACGCCGGATCTGCGGGCTTTATAAATCCAAAATCGGACGGCACAACTTTGGTGGCCTCTTCTTTTGAAAGGCCCCGCTCTTTCATCACGCGCTTGACTTCGTCGTTGCGGATGTCGCGAGCCGCCTGCGCCCAGTCGCTTTGCAGCTCATCCACAAGCATGATTTTTTCGCCGTTCGGGCCGATCTTGGTCTTCCGGCGGTAATGCGCGACGACGTTCTCGTCACCGGGCCAGTGGGAAGATCGGAACACAGGATTGCGTTCGGCGATCTCGCGTGGCGATACTATTGCACCTTCAGGAGCGGCGGCTTGCGCCTCTTCCCGTGTAGCAAACGTGCTCTTGCTGTTAGTTTGTGTAGCAGGGTCAAACCATTCAAATGCAAAATCGCGTTCTTGCCTATTGGGCGCCATCAGCCGGACTTCGCGGTAGTCCTCGCCGCCGGGGGTGGAGTACCGCTCAAAGCGCGTCGGAGACCCAGCAGATCCCTGCCAATTTTCGGCCCACAGGCGCAATTGGGTGTCGTTTTGGGGATGGCCGCCCTGCTCGACGATATACTTGTCGTAGAGGTCGTCGTAGTTGGCCCTAAACTCGGCGTCAGACATTTTCTTGCGGGAACCGCCCGATACGCGCTCGGTGATTTGCGGCATCGTGTCCATAAAGTGCTGGGCGATCTCCTCGCGGGTCACAATCGGGCGCCCGCCGAAGGTCTGGAGATAGCTCTCCATCTCAGGCCCCTTTACGCCCGCCTTCTCAAGCATCGAGCGGAATTGCTGCGGCGAGCCCTTGGCCTGCGACAACCCACGCGCCGCCTCGGCCCCGTGGCTGTAGAAGCCCAGCGGCGACAGTTCGCGGGGGATCGCCATGCGGGCGACTTCCATCGCCTTGGACAGTTTGCTCGCCTCGGCGTCTTCGGGCGCCAGCATGGCTCCGGCTGCGGTGGCGGCGCCTGCGGCTCCGGGCGATGGCATGCGCACCCTGTCCCACGGCTGCGTGGCCATCCGCTCCAGACTGCCCGCCCTAGCGAACGGCGTGACCATGCCCCGGACGCCGCCGGTCAGGGCCGCGTCGGCCACCATCTCAGCCGCCTGCGCGTCCTTCAGGTTTCCCGTGATGCGCAGATATGGGTCGCGCACCAGAACGCGCTCCAAGGCCGTCAGCGGGGCCATGCCAGCGCCCAGAAACCCTCCGGCCATGCCGAGAGCCCCGGCGCCGTAGTTGCCCTCCTTGGCCGCTTTCCAGCCCTCCCTGATGGCTTCGGAGTTTTCGTCCATCGCCTCGCCCCAACGCTTCCAGTAGCTACCGGGGACGCGCTGCGGCATGTATTTGTCCCAGCCCGTGGGGGCGGCGGACATGAAGGTCTCGCCCTTCGGCAACTCGCCCTCTACGCCCAAGGCGCGCGTCAGGCGCTCGCCCTCGGTCGATCCGGCGTCGGACCATGTGCGTTCGGCGGGATTGTAGGCGGGCTGGCGCGCGGCCTGCCGGACCACGCTCTCTGGCATTGGCATGTAGGAGAAGGTCGGTGGCGCGGGCGTGGGCTCCCTGCCCGACCCGCCAGCCTCGTCGGCGACGGGGACCTTGCCACGGTAGATCGTCAGCGGGCGGGGCTGGTCAGGATCGACGTAGCTTCCGTCCTCGCCGTCGAAGTGGCGGCGGAGCATGTGGAGGGCATGATCGACCGGGTCATCCATCTCACTGCTCCGTCAGCGGCTGCTCGTTGCTCTCAAGGCGCTGGATCATGCCGGGCTCAATCAGGCTCTGCATGATCGGGAGGCCCTGCGGGTTCTTGGCCATGTCCTCGGCCAGCCGCACAGCCGCCAAACGCTCGCGGCTCTCGCGGTCGCGCTTGCGGTTCATGGCGTCCATCAGGCTGTCTTGCTGCTTTTCCTGAAGCTCCTGCTCCTTCAGCTTCAGTTCCGCCATCTTGATCTGGTCCTCAATGCTCGGGGGAGCATTAGGGTCGGCCTGCGGCTTGTCGCCCTGCGCCTTGGCCATCGCCTCAGCGGCCTTGACCTTGACCATCTCGGTCTTGGCGTCGGCCTCCTGCTTCTTGATGCCGACCATCGCCTTGGCGTACTCGACCTCTGGCGGGGGCTTGGACGACAGCGCCGAGGGCGGCACCATGAACTGTTGCGGGTTGCTCCAGCCCATCGCCTGCAAGGCCGCAGTGTCGATGGCGATGGGGTCATAGAGCGATGGGTTGCCCTGTTGGAGCTGCTTCAGGCCCATGATCTTCATCATGCGCTGCGCTTGGCTGGCCGTGTTCGGGTCGGCCTGCGGGGTCAACTCGCAGTTGTTGATGGCGGCCAAGAACGTCTGCTCGTCCCACTGGTAGGCAGGCTGGCGGTTGCGCTGCCAGAAGCTCTCGGGGTGCTCCCTGAAACACTGGACGAGCAGGCGGAACTCCTCGGCCTGCGCCGAGTGCATCCGCTTGTGGACGGCGTTCAGGACCTTCGTGGCTTGGTCGATCATGGCCAGCGTCGTGCCCACCGGGGCGTCGGCGCGGCCCTCGCCCACCTGCATCTCGCTCGTGCCGCCGACGCGCATGCCCGTCTCGGCCATGTTGCTGACGAGGTTCATCAGGGACTGGCCGGGCTCCTTGTAGGGCAGGGGCATGATGGCGTCGCGCAGCGGGGCGCCGCCGGTCTTGACCAGCGCGCCGCCGCCGGGCGGGACGCGGAAGATGTTGGTGTTCTGGCGCCCGCCAGCGTCCGAGTACAAGAAGCCGGGGAAGTTGGCGTACATGCCCGCGTCGAGCATCTCGCGCCACGCCGCCGTGATGGCGTTGGTGGTGTTGCCGAGGATGTGGAGCAGGCCGATGTCGTAGAACCCGAGGCCGGGCACGAAGGTGTACTTGACGAAGTTTGTCCGCGCCTCGGGGAGGTCGTCGGTGTCCTCGTCATAGTTGCGGACGATGGACAGGATCTCGCGGGACGAGAGGTCAATGGTGACGCGGTAGGGCACTTCGAGGCCACTGACCTTGCCCTTGTACTTGTGCTCGAAGCCGGGGATGTCCAGCTCGCAGTAGCACTCGTAGATCTCGCGGTCGCGGTCCTCGGGACGGAAGGAGCCCGCCGCAATCCCCTGCACCGAACGCTCCTCGCGCTGGGCGGAGTCGAGGTCCTGCTCCTTGGCCATCGGCAGGTCGATGTCGCGGTAGACCCCGAGGATCTGGAGGCGCCGCACGGTCGATGACCGCATCATCGAGCGGTGCGTGATCCGCTTGGCGTTCTTCAGGTCGGTCGCGGCGTTGTTGACGATCAGGTCATCGGCGTCAACGCTCTCGGACACCGGGCGCCCGCGCAGGGGGCAGAAGTAGACCTTCTTGAAGCTGGTGCCGCCGAAGCCGAGCATGAGCAGCATGCGGTCGGTGTCAGGGTAATACTCGGCGGCGGTCGTCGTCAGGTAGTGGTTGAGGTCCAACTCAAGCGCGTCGGCGAGCCGGTCCTCCTGAAGGTTGCTGTTGTTGTTGTCGTCCCGGATCTTCACCGGCCCATCGGTCGGGAGCAACTCTGACCGGGCATTGGCCTGAAAGCGCAGGACGGCCTCAAGCAGGAGCGGGTGGCGGACGCGGCTCATGCCCTCGACCGGGGCGCCGTCAGCCGAGCCACCGAGGCCGGGGATCTCCAGCTTCAGGCCGAGCAGCTTGATGCCCGTCGCCCGGCCCTCAATCCACTCCTTGCGGCTCTCCAGATCGTCAGAGATCCCGCGCAGGAGGTCGTCGGCGATCTGGCCGAGCGCGCCTTGGTCGATGTCCTCGACCAAGTTCTCAAACCAGCCGGTGGGCCTGCGGCTGGGCTCGCCGAGCAGGCTCTTGCCGTCGATGCTGATCTCGACCGAGCCGTCGGGGTACTCGATGCGCAGGACCGGCTCGTCGCTCTCGGCGGCCTCGGGGAGCTGATCGTCCTCAGCGGCGGCCACGTCGGGCATCCGCGTCTCCAGTCCGGGGAGGCGGATGTTGGGGTTTACGAGGCCGGGCAGTGGCATGGTCAGCCCTCTTTGGACAGCAACAGTTCGATCTCGTCGCTGAAGCGGCGCAGACCTTCTTGGGCCGCGAGTGTATCAGACATGGCGTCTATCGTATAGACACGCACAAAATCGTTGGGCTCGTCGCCCCAGACCTCGACGCGGAAGCTGCCCATGCCGATGGCGGTGGGGTCGCGGAGGGGATCGACGATGGCGCGGGCGGGGATCATGGCGGGCCTCAGATTGGATAGAGCGGGGCGGGTGCCTTGCCGACGTGGCGGCGCCCGGCGTCGATCTCAGCCATACGCTCTGGCGCCCGGACGAGCAAGCCCGTCTCGCGCAGGTGGCGCAGGGCCTGACTGACGGTGTCCACCAGATCGTCGTTCTTCCCCTTCGGGAAGACCTCGCACTGGCGGATGACCTTGTCGGCCCACGTCCGGTCGGGGGCGTAGATCATGCCCTCGCTGAACAGGTGCTGGATGCTGTAGACGCGCGCCAGCTTGTCGAGGGCGCCGGGGTTGATGATCTGGACGGCCCAGTCCTCGTTCCCGTGCAGGCGTCGGATCTCCTGCGCCACGCTCAGGCCCGAGGCCTTGCCCTCGACGAGGAGCTTGTCCACCCGGAAGTTCCGGCAGGATTGAGCGACCTTGTCCACCAGCGCCGCCAGCTCCAGCTTCTCCTGCCACGCGCCCATCAGGAACACGCGGGGGACGCTCTCGGGGTTGTGGTCGAGTAGGTCGCGGATGCGGACGCCCTCGTCAAAGCTGGCGGCCTCCTCGGAGTTGTTCTTGAAGCGGCCACGGGCGTTGACGAAGTTGTTGGCCCGGATGGCCGAGTAGTCGCTGGAGAAGATCCCCCAGACCGTGAGCGCCGAGAAGTCGTTCTCCTGCTTGGACGTGTAGGCCGTGTCCAAGCTGGCGATGATGTAGTCGAAGGGAGGATAATCTTCCTCGGCCCAGAGTTCCCACCAAGCGGCCTTGATGACCTCGCCGCCCCGAGGCGCTGGCTCTTGCTGGTGCTGCCCGGCGGTCGCGTAGGGGCCCATCGACTTCTCGTCGCGGTCCACGACCTCCATCGGGAAGCGGGCCGGGAAGAGCAGCTCGCCCTCGGACTGGCGCGGGTCTTCGATCCCGAGCATCGTGGGACGGGCCCGGACGGGGTCGTAGCGCATCGGGAGCATGACGTGGTCGTAGCCAAGCTGCTTATCGAGGATGACGCCTGACACGTCGTTCTCGTGCAGGCGCTGCATGATGACGATGATCGCGCTCTCGATGGGGCTTGTCAGGCGGCTCGGGATGGCCTCAAGGAACGTCGTGACCTCGTTCTCGCGCATGGCCTCGGACGAGGCGCTGTCCACGCTGTGGGGGTCGTCGATGATGACCCTGTCGCCACGGATACCCGTCAGGCTCGTGATAGCCGTGGCGATGCGGAAGCCGCTCGCGCTGTTCACGAAGTTCAGCTTCTCGTTTTGGTCGCGGGCGAGGCGCACCCGACTGCCCCAGCGGCGCTGATACCACTCGGACGTGATCAGCTCGCGCATGCGGCGGCTGTCGCGGGCCGAAAGGTTCTCAATCTTGTGCGCCGCACAAACGTATCGCAGGTGCGGCATGTTCCTCGGGCCCCACTCCCACGCTGGCCAGAAGACGTTGGTGATGAGCGACTTCATCGTGCCCGGCGGTACGTTGATCAGGAGGCGGTTGTAGAGGCGCCCGTCCTCCAGCTCGACGCCATCGGTGATGGCCATGAGGTGGGCGGCGATGAAGTCGATGTGCCACCCGTGGATGTAGGGCGCGCCGGGCTCAATGATGTGCCACGCTTGCTTGATGAACTCAACCAAGTCCTCCTCGGCCTCGGCGACCGAGATCTCGTAGAGCTGGCGCTCCACGTCGATCTTCTGCCCCTCAAACTCAATGACGCGGCCCATCAGTAATCCGATCCCACCTGATCGACGAGGTAATGGTCGCCGGTCTCGGCGTCCACCAGCTCATACAATAGCATGGCCTTCTCGTGCGTGAACATCGCCGAGTAGATCAGGTCACCGTCCGGTGCCTCATAGCAGTAGCCGTCCCGGTTATCGAGTTCTCGGCGCCTGAGCCACCCGAACGTGTGGTGGAAGCCGCAGCGGACGATCATGGGCAAGTTGCTCATTGCTTTCTCCCCATCGTGATGTTGATCTGGGCCCGGATGTCCTGATTGCGCCACGACCAGCACTCGCCATCGTGCTGGAAGACGACCCAGACCAGATCCATCTCGACGCCATAGTCGATGACGATATGGGCCAGACCGGGGCCACGGGGCGTCTGGACGGGCAGGGGCGGGTTGAGCTGTAGCATCAGCCCTGCCCCTCCTTTGGGTCGTGCTCGATGATCTGCGCCTTGGCGGCCAGTAGGGCCTGCTTAAAGGCCTCACGGGCCTCGGGCGACAGGACGCGCACGTCCACGGTCGTGTGCTGGACGTGGACCGTGGCGTCCCCGGTGATCTCGGTGTTGACGCGCGGGCCGAGGGTGCGCGGCGCCATCTTCTCCGCCCGCCACTGCGCGGTCGAGATCTTGAGGCGCTGCGAGTTCACGTTCTCCTCGGTCGTCGCGTCGGCCATCGCCTCGATCTTGTCGAGCAGGAAGTCGGCGAGCGCCTCCCTCGCGCGCGCGCACCGTGCATCGAAATCGGGGCGGGCCGCTCTCCACCGATACAACGCCGCACGGCTCGGCATCATCGGATCAGAGCAGATCTGCGAAAAATTCTCGCCATTCATCATGCGCTCGCAGATGATGTCGCCGATCTCGTCAGTGTACGACGATGGACGGCCCACCGGGCGCGCAGTGACGCTCGGTGGCTTGTTCGCGGGGACTGGTTTCTTGACCATTACAGCTTGACCTCGACGGTCGCGGCGTAAGATCCGAGGGGCGTCTTATCGAAGCTCTCGATGGCGCTCATGTAGAGGTCGAAGATCTCCTGCGCCTGAGCGCGCTCGTGCTGGGGCTTCTTGCGCTCCGCGATGACCTTTTTCAGGATCTTCACGTCGAAGCCGTTTCCCTTCGCCTCCTTGTAAATCTCTGAAATGTCGAGCGAAATGGCTGTTTTTTCGTCCTCCATCTTCTCGATGCGCTGGACGATGGTGGCGATCTGATTGTTCGTGGACATGCTTACCCCTCCTAATATCAACAAGGCGGTCAGTGTCTCGCAATTCGCTGACCCGGTCAATGCGCCGGATTTCTAGGCGCTCCGAAGCCCACCGAAATTATTTTTCAAAAAAGTTATCCACAGGGCTCAAACGCTGTAGACAGGCGAAATTATTTCGTCTACAAGTTTAATCACGGTCGCTGATGACCTGACTGATTGATATGGAGACTGACATGACCAAGATCCTCAACGTGACCACCGGCCCCGCCAACGAACTGTTCCCCGGCTGCAAGGGTTTTGTCGTTGTCGCCGAGACCCGCAAGGGCGAGGTGTTCATCCACGAGCGCAGCGACCTTTCTCTGGCCCAGTGCAAGCGCCTTGCTGATCGCGTTCAGGTCGCTGGCGAGATTGATGAAAGCCGTTGGGTTTTCTGGCGCACTGTTTACGGCTCTGACGCCTTCCTCGCAGAAGAGGCGGACGTTCACTTCATCCTCGGCGGCGGGGGTCGTTACGAAGATCTCCCCGATAGCCTTCGCTCTCTCGCTTAATCCAACCGGGGGCTTCGGCCCCCGCCCACCCCAACCGAATGGAGATTGATATGCAACGCCAAGTCCCCACCAAAGACACCACTATCCTCGGCATCATGCGCACCGCCGCCTTCTCGACGGGCTTCCGGGAGGCGCAGGCTGGCAAGCCTATCCGCTATGACGCCTATGAGCATGACGCCAATGGCCAGTGGAACTATGAGCGCGGGCGCATGCTGGGCCTGATGTTTGGCGGCCCCCTGAAGGTGGGGCGGGCGATCAGTCGGGCCGCAGCCCTTCACTTCGCGATGGCTATTAAGCAGAAGGTCATCCTGTAAAAAAGTTATCCACAGGGTGCGAAAATGCTTCGCACCCTGTTGACAGGCGAAATTTCTTCGTGCTAAGAGTTATGCACGGTCGCTGATGACCTGACCTGATGGAGATTGATATGCCCCTGTTCATCGAAAACGAAGCCGCCTACGAAGCCGCCATCGAGCGCAACATCGCCAACAACCGCCGCAAGACCGGCGCCCGCAAGTTCGCTGCGCTGTTCGAGGACGCGACCGCCATCATCGACTTCGTCGAGACCCGCGTGTCCGACGCTCAGGTGGCGCACTGGGCTCGCTTCGGTCGCGGCATGGAGGAGGCCTCCTTCATCGACGCATGCTGGGCTGGCCTTCAGACTTTCGGCGGCCTGACCGAAAAGCAGGGTCTGGCGGTGCGCTCGATCATCGCCAAGAACGCCGAGCGCAAGGCTCAGTATCGCGCCGAGGCCCTCACCAAGGTCCATGTGGGCACGGTCGGCGAGCGCCGCGACTTCGACCTGACCGTGCGCTTCGTGACTGACTTCGAGACCCAGTTCGGCATCACCAACGTGTTCGTCATGGAGGACGCCGAGGGCAATGTGGTCGTCTACAAGGGCGCTGGGAGCCTCTACAACGCCGATGGCCAGTTCGCGGTGAAGGGCGACAAGATCTCGGTCAAGGCGACCGTGAAGGAGCATGGCGAGCGCGATGGCGTGAAGCAGACCATCATCGCCCGCCCGAAGCAGAAGATCTGAGGGGCTTCGGCCCCTCCCCACCCCTATCCTGATGGAGATTGATATGAACACCGTAGCTATCAAAGCCGCTCTTACCTATCCCAAGACCAAGAAAGGTGATGTCGTCGTCATCGAGCTGACGAGCAGCTATACGACCGCCAAGCTCAAGACGGTAAAAACATCGTCTTATTTCCTCGCCAAGGTCACCAAGACCCGCAATGGGCTTGCAGTGGACTATACGAAAGCCGATGGCGCCAAGGGGATCGTAGACACACGCCACCGCGTCATGGTGATCAGCCAAGCCGAGACGCAGGCTGCGGCGCGAGACATGTTCGGCGCCAGTTTGGCAGACTTCGACAACGTCGATCAGGCGAAAGAGGCGATCCTTCAAAGGGTGAAAGACCTGAGCTGAAAATAGTTATCCACAGGGTGCGAAAATGCTTCGCACCCTGTTGACAGGCGAAATTTCTTCGTGCTAAGGTTCAATCACGGTCGCTGATGACCTGAACTGATGGAGATTAGAGATGACCAACCGCTTCCCCTACGCCACCAAGATGCTCAACCTCGGCAAGCATGGCTACATGCTCCGCATCACCATTTCTCTCGCCAAGATTGAAGAGACGAAGGCGGAGATGATGTTGGATAGCGATATGATCAACTCAGCGGAAGAGCTGATCCGCTACCTCAATGCGGAAATCATCCGCGAAGAGGCCGACGCCGAAGAGTGTTATACCGACTGGGCCTCCGACTAACCGGGGGCTTCGGCCCCCTTCCACCTCAACCCTGATGGAGATTGATATGACCTTCGACTTCTACAACCTCGGCGAGAACAGCGTAAGCTTCACCTTCTCGGCCTCCGGCGAGACCCTCTGGGACCAGATGTGCGAGGCCATCGCCGATCACATCTTCGGCGCTGACCCTTACGCCGAGACGCCCGCCCGCGACTTCGTGGAGATCGTCGAGATGCAGACGCCTGACGAGGCCGAGTACGTCGAGGCCGTCTTCGTGAAGGGCAAGCTGGTCGGCTCCCTCGGCGGCCCCTTCTGGCTGGACCCCAGCGAGTATGTGAAGATCTAAAAAAAAGTTATCCACAGGATGCGAAAATGCTTCGCACCCTGTTGACAGGCGAAAATAGTTCGCGTAAGTTCAAACCACGGTCGAGATAGAGACCGCAACCTGATGGAGATTGATATGACCGCTCTTAACACCGTCGCCGCCACCGAAGTCTACCTCGCCGCCAAGGCCCAGTTCGACGCTGCCGAGACCGTCCTCAAGGCCGCCAAGAAGGATGTCGTGGACATCGTCGGCGGTTACGGTTTCCTCGAAGGCGAGACCGCCGACCTCGACATCGCCTTGCAGGCCCGCAAGTCCATCGACGAGAAGCTCCTCCTCCAGTTCCTGACGCAGGAGCAGATCGACGCCTGCAAGGTCGAGGGCGCCGCCTTCCCGGTCGTGCGCATCAAGGCCAAGAAGGTCAAGAAGGCGGCCTAATCATCAACCGGGGGCTTCGGCCCCCACCCACCCCTGAAGGAGAATTGATATGTACTACGTTGTCCCCAAAGATCGCTCCGTCCTCAAGAGCCTCAAGACCTTCGAGACCCTCTACGAAGCCCGCCGCTTCGCGGAAGACACCAAGCTGGTGACCAGCGAAAACTACGACATCATCCGCATGGACCGGGTCTGGACCACCCAGACCTTCGACGAGGCCCACCTCGCCTCGCTCGACATCCCCCACATGGCCCGCGATTAATATCCCTTGGGGAGGGCTCAGGCTCTCCCCAGTCCCACGCAATGGAGATTGAAATGCAAAGCTTCCTCGACGCCTATCGCGCCAACCCCACGGATATGAACGCCCTCAAGCTGGCGCATCATGCCAAGAAACACCCCCGCACTGCTGACGCCTTGCCTATGGTCGAGGCCGTTCTGATCGAAAGGGCGCGTGAACAGCTCGCGCCCTTTGTCGCCAAGCTCAACGCCATCGTGATCGGGGAGTTCATCTAATGAGCGAGTTTGAAAAGATGATGAAGAACCTCAGAGAGATGGCGGAAGACGCCGAGGCGGGCGATGGCATCGACTACCTCCTCAACATCGAGGATTATGACGGTGATCGTTTCACCATTGCAAAGCCCTATCATGACGACACGCTTATGCTGCGCATTGAGAACGATGACCTGATCGCAGGGTTCATCGTTAACGCACCGCGCGCGATGGCCATCGTCGGATGCCTGATGAAGCTCATCGAGGAGTGGGATTTCAAAAAAGACATCCAAGAGCTGAAGAAAGACGCGGATTACCTCGACGGGATCTTTGATGACGAGGAAGGGGAGGACAAGTGATGCCTCACCCCGTCCACACGTCCATGAACCCTGACGGCACCTTCTCCGTCTTCTACTTCGACCGCCTGATAGGCTGGATCGCCAAGGGCGCCATGAAGCGCAGGGGCAAACCTATCTGGCGAGCCCTCACCACCCACGGCGACCTTCGCCACGCCCACTCACAGGCCTCTGCGCGGGCCGCACTACTGGAGATGATGCATTGACCCCTGACCAACTGAAAGACATCATGCACAAGCTTGACTTCACAACGGCTGATGTGGCGACCGTCATGGGCGTCACCCGCCGCACCGTCCAGCTCTGGCTGGCGGGGACCAGTCCCGTGCCCCTCTCCGCCGCGCTCGTGCTGGAAGGGATTTTCGAGGGCCTGCTCTCAATGGAATGGGTCGAGGACAAGATCGTCCTCGCACTGCGGATCGCCTGACGCCTAGAGGGGGTCGTCAGGCATAGGGGGCCGGGGGGCAGGTTCTGCGTTCCCCCGGCCCTTTTCTGTTTCAGGCCCCCGAAGGGGCCAACTCAAAAGGGACAGGGTCGTCTATGTGCGCCTTGCTGTCAGGGATGGCGTCCAGCGGATCTCTGGGAGGCCCTGAGACCCGCTCCACCTGAGCGCCGGGGAAGGACGCCTTCACCGCCGCCAGCGTGGGATAGTTAGCCAGAAGCCTTCCCACCTCTGACATCGTGTAGACTTCGACGTGCCTGCCCTGCGCCACGACCAGACGTGCGTCCACGTCGTTTTTAACGACCGCCACGACCGTCCCGTCAGGCGTGACGGTCTCCCATACCTCGGGCGCCAATAGATGGGCTCCAGCGGCCTCCGCAGCCCTGTCCAGAGCCCTCCAAGCCTTGATCATCCGGTCGGCCTCGGTCTTCACGTCCTGAAGGTTGCCGCGCCAGATCGCCTGATTGGTCTTGTAGCGTTGCCTGTCAAACCTTTCACGCAATTCACGATCTACAAGGAGGCGCAGGCGGTCCCGGCCCCACTTCTCCTCCATCGCCACGGCGACCATGTCGAGGTCGTCGAGATGCTCACGACCGGCGATGTAGGTGCCGGGCGTCATGTGCCAGTCCGGGAAGTCCCGGTCGGTCGTGGGGACGCCGAAGTGGGTCCGGGTGCCCGGAGGCCACGGCTTGAAGTCATGCTTCTTGGGCGCCTTAGCCATTGGCCGCCTCCTTTTTCACGAGGCGCAGGCCGCTAATGCGCTTGTGCGTGTCGATCAGGGCGAACTCAATGACGCCGCAATCAATCAGGGCCGTGACGTATGACTTCGCCTTGGCGGCTGACACATTGAACTCCTCGGCGATCATATCGACGATGTAGCGCCCCAGCTTCTTGGTCTGAGACTTGTGCGAGAGCGGGAGCATGCCAGACGCCTTGCGCTCCAAGATGCTCTCAATAACAAACTCCCTGACCTTCGGGGGGATATATATCGCCCTCGGGGGCGCCCCATCGTCTGCCGGGAGCGCCACGTCCCTGCCATTGGCCTGCGCCACGACCCACTCGCGCATCTCGGGGTAAAACTCGACAAGCAGGACACTGTCGCTCGTCCCGGCCATGTATTCGCCCTTCACGCCGAGGCGCCACACGTTCTTCTTCGCCGGGCGGTCGAGGTACAGCTTGAGGCTCTTCCAGCCATCCTTCGAGTAGGCCGTACACTCGACCAGCCGCCAGTCACCCGCCTGCCTGATCGTCACCTCATGCGAGTGGACCCTCAACGTCGCGCCGCCCACCTTCACTAGCTCATAGTCCATTCTGACCCCCATCTTCATTGCTAAGGTTAAAACGCTAACTCACAGTCTTCAGCGCGTCAATCCCGCACCAACTGCACCAACGCGGGCGAGGCCCGGAGCGGCAGCGCAGGGCCGACCCCGCCCCCTCCACAATGTCCGGTCTCTTAGAGGGGGCCGCGAAGCGCGCCCCTAGACCCTCCATTGACCCTTGCGGAACTCACACCCCGCCGAAGCGGGGGGTGTTAATGTAATACATTACACCCCAACTCCACGCACAACCTCCGCAAGATTTTTTTCCTTTGCGGAAGATGTGCGGAGGTTGTGCGGAGGTTGTGCGGAGGTTGTCCATTTTCTCCCAGTTTTCTGGGGTTTTTAACCTCCGCACAAGTTCCGCATCATTCCCACGCCCTTTTCGTGTCGTCGGGGTGGTAAGGGCGGTATTCCTGAAGGTCTCCCGGCACCAGCATGAGGAAGTCCTCGGTGTGGTGCCAGACCAATTTCATGCCCTCTGGGGCGGTCAGGGAGTAGTCCTCAATGACCATGCAGGGTATCCACAGCCCCTTCATCAGGCGGGTCTTCCAGCGGCGCTTGGAGATCTGTTTGAGGCGCATCAGACCTTCCTCCGGGGATCTTGATAGTAGGCGTAAGTGTCCGGCGGCTGGGACATGAAGACGACATCGTCGGGGCCGTAGACGCGGTTGTCGGCGCCCTTGCCGATTGTCTGAACGGCGAAGGGAGCCGCTTCATGGTGCAGGCGGAAGGCCTGCGGCTCCGGGTGCTGGAAGAACCGCATGGCCTTCTCATCCGCCCGGCTCTCAATGGCCGCCGTCTGAAGGCCGGACATGGACAGGCGGTTGGTGGCGAGGCCGAGGCGCATATAGAAGCCCTCGCTCAGGAAGGCGAAGGGGTCGCCAGCCGTCTCCATGAGCTTCGTCTCGACCCACTCGCCGGTGACGAGGTCGCGGCCCCTGACGAGCATGTATGGCTCGAACGGGATGACCTTCACGGGCATCAGGTTCTGGGCGCTGACGATGGCGGGCGCCGCAAACAGGGACGCCATGCCGGTGAGGAAGCCCCTGCGTGATGATGTTAAGCTCATGCTATCTTCTCCCATCTCAGGTCAAGGGAATGTTCGGGCCAGACGTGATTGACCGTCCCGCAATGCTCACACGGAGCATATTCGTTGGTATACTCATGCTCGACGTGGATGCGCCACGGCCAGCGGTCGCGGATCTCGGCCTTGTAGCGGAAGTCCAGCTCGCCCGCCGAGGTCTTCGTGCAGGCGTTGCACTTGAAGCTGATGGGCTCAAGGGGCATCAGTCATCTTTCCAATCCAGTACATTGCGGGCATGTTCCCCATTGCCGTTGAAGCCATTGTATTCTTCTTCAGCGTACTTTCGCAGCGCCGCCTCCAGCTTCTCAATGCGTGCTTTAAGGCGGTCAATCTCCGCGTTCTGCTCGTTGAGCAGCTTCTGGACCCGCGATGCTTCAGTCATCTTTCCCCTCCAGTGCTTTGCGGGCGATGAGTTTCATATTTTTAGATACGACGCAGCAATCCCAATCTGTAGACAGTTCCCGCAGCGCCGCCTCCAACTTCTCGATGCGGTCACGATAATGATCGCAATCAAGATCAGCACGGCTGTTCAACCGGACATTGGCCGCGAAAAGAACGCCGTTTTCTTCCACCAGCTTCTTGATGCGGTCGGCGCATTCCTTATAAACCCACGGGTGATAAACGGCGTCATTCAAATCGGCATAGCATTCCAGCCGCCTCACAAGATCATCAGACATCCAAGGTCTCCATCAGGGCTTTGACGACTTCCGCCGCGAGGGGCGGGACGATATGGGCCATCAGACCTTCTCCGGCCCGTCAGGAAGAGGCATCCAATGGGTTGGCTCCGGCTCGAACATGTCCTCGCCATCATGGGTCGAGCCCCAACGCTCGACGACGACGCACCAGTCCACGATCATGCACTCACCATCCCACCAGCCGAGGATAGCGGTCCCGTCCTTGGGGGCGGTTTCAATCGGTTGCCACGGGCTTCCGGCATAGCGCCGCTCGTCCGCCACCATCTTGTTGAGGGCAGTGGAGACTTCCGCCTCCACCTCCTCGCTGATCTCGGCAGGGATCACCTCACGCGGCGTCATTAGCCACCTCCGGCGGATCGGGAAGATGCATCCAGTGGGTCGGGGTCGTGTCCTCTGACCAGCTCCAGCCCGGCGTCATTTCTTCGTCGCCCTGCCAGAAATTATATGTCTCCCAGTGGCCGGGCTCGACAGTCCACTCACCATTCCCGTCCTTACCGGCCAAGATGATGATGGTGTTGTCCTTTGGCGCTGTGCTGATCGGCTTCCAGCACATCATAAAGTATTTTCTTTCCTTCTTAACGGGCTCCTTCACAGGCTTCTCCGCCAGCGTCAAATTGAACCCGGCAAGGATATTTTTAAGCTCTTTCAAGCTCTTGGCGGCAAAGCCCGGAACGCGCATCCATTCAGCTTCGGTCCACTTCACGATGTCGCCAAGCGTCTCCATGTCTTCGCAAGCAACTCGATTTTTAATTCGGGCATGCAGTAGAGTGTCGGGAAGCTTGATGTCTTCAAAGCGAATATCCAAGGGGTTCATTGTGCTTCTCCCTCGGTCACCTTCGCAGCCTCGGTAGCGAACTCCTCCAGATGCTCTTCAACGGCCTTGAAGACATGCTTCAAGTTGCCTGCCCAATTAGGCTGGCTGCTGGTGTTGAACATCGCCTCGGCCAAGATGAAGGCGAGACTGTTCATAATGACCGGGCCACCCTTGTCCTTGAGGATGATGCGAACCCGGCTCACCACTTTCTCGCATTCGCGCGCGAGACGCTCGTTATCAAATTCCATGAACTTTCCCCTCTAGTCGATTGATCCGATTACCTTAAGGCCTTGCATCTTCGTGTTCTTGTCCACGACCTCATAAGACAGAACTTGGTTAGAGAGCCACGTCTCCACCATCATATCGACCAGCTTTTCAGGCAGATCGAATTGCTGACCCAGAACCGCCGCCACATAGCGCCCCTGCTTGCGGGTCTGGGAATAGCTTGAGAGCGGGCGCCCCGAGAACCACGCGACCCTAATCACATTGATCATGTCGCGGCAGACTTGTTTCTCGGGCCAGACGCTCTTGGGCGCCGCCTTCTCGTTCGCCTGCGCGGCGTAGAGACTGCCCTCGCCGGTGATGTCATTGACGACGACCTTCTTCAGTTCGAAGGGCAGGCGCCAGCCATCCTCGGCGCTCTTGATCTTGCGGGCGTGGATCTCGCCGACGCTCTCGCCCTCCTCGCGCTCGATGCCGAGCAGGAAGTCACCGGCGCCGTCGAAGACGGTCGAGCCGCGAAGGTTGCCAGCCCGGCTCGTGTGGTGGACGCCGACGACTGTCGCCCCGAAGGTCGTGCGGACGGCGTCGCAGGCGCCAATGAAGAGGGTCATGTCCTTCTGGAGGTTCTCGTCTGCGCCCGGCAAGACGCGGCTGACCGTGTCCACGAAGACCGTGACAGGCATCTCTCCCGCCAGCTTGCCAGCCTTGGCCACCGTGCGCAGGAGCCGCTCCACGTCCGCCTGAGCCATGAAATTGATGTTCTGGCGGATCAGGTAGAAGGGCAGGCCACGAACCTGAACGCCAGCCTCCCTCTCCCACGCGAGAATGCGGTTGCCGATGTCGCCAACGCCCTCGGACGAGATGTAGACGACCGGGCCAGACTTGTTGATCTTGCGTCCAAACCAGTCTGCGCGCTGGGCGCAGATCGACAGGCCCATGCCGATTGTGATGAAGCTCTTGCCGCATCCCGGAGGCCCGTAAACGAAACCGAGCGCGGTTTCGATCATCAGCTTGTCGATCAGGTACTTGGGCTTGGGGAGGGACAGGATGCCCTCCACGTCGAGCAGCTCATACTCGTCCTCGACTGTCGGTTTTACGACATCCACGAACAGCTCGCCCGTTTCCTCATCGACCTTGTAGAACTTGACGGGCTGCGGCTCATCGGCCTGATCGAAAGGGCGGCTGGGGCGCTCCACCTTCGCATGCTCTGCTACCTTGCCGTCCCACTGCTCAATGGCCAAGGTCCATTTGTGGCGGAACAGGCTGAACCCGCGACCCTCCCGTTCGAGGAGGTCAAAGTTCGAGGCGCCGGGCATATGCAGGCGGCTCTTCACCTTGCGCTCGTAGGTGGCGAAGGCGTCATTCATGGCCGTTTCGCTCTCCACCTTCGAGGGCGGAATGGGCGCGTCCCGATAGAGATCGACGACCGCAGCCCACACGAGCTTGGTCATATAGTCCTCGCGGCCATCGACGATGTTGCCAAAGTTATCCACAGCTTTATTTGGTGACGCAGTTTTTTCGCCTGTTACACGGTTCACGCCACTTGACCCGCCATGCTCGATGGCGAGCTTCGTGATCTCGTCACAGAACCATTGTGGCGCTGTGGCGATCTCCATTTCCCACGGCTCGTGGCCCTCCTTCCAGCGGTAGGACTTGCCGCTCTCGTGGGTGCTGGGGGGCATCATGGCGAAGCCACCCTGCCCCCTGATGTCCACCCCGATGCTTGTCTTGCATGTCGGGGGAACCCAGCCCAGAGGGGCGCGGAAGAAGAGCTGAACGCCTCCGCCGCCGGTGGCCTGCTCGACCGTGTCCAGCTCACCGGCGTTCTGTTTCATGTGAAACATGTCGTCCCACCACGCCTGCGCACGGACATCCTTGTGCAGGTCGAGATCCACGACGAAGATCCCATTGGAGCAGGCGCCCGCGATCAGGCCCATGTTGTTGCGGCGGGCATGCTCGCCATCCTCGCCATACCAACGCTCGAAGGTGAAGTCAGGGATCAGCTCGTTTTCCAATTCGCGCCACTTCGGCAACGCCGGGCGCTTCCATTGGTTCTTGTTTTCCCTGTGACTCATGGCCGGGACGACCTGCATCCCGTTGCCACGATACATGCGGGCCCACTCTGCCGGATCAGCGAAGTCTGGGTCAAACGAAGCGTTCATATTAATTGTTCCATCATTTCCATCTGAAGGCAGCGACATCACGTCCATCCCTTATGCGACGACCCGGTATTCTCTTTGCGCGTCAATCCAGCCCTGATCCGCATTGACGAAGACGGGCTGGATAAAGATCTTCTTTACCTCCGCATTGCCCTTGCCATAATGCTGGTGCCGAATGTGGCCACGGCGCAGGTGTGGGCGGACAGGACTTCCATTGCCAGACGAACGCATGGTCTCATTAATTTTGCCGATGCGAATTGTCGTGACTGAGGAATATTTTGAAATTGTTTTTTCGCGGCGGTTCCGCGAATTTGGTTTATTGCATGTCTCAACATCTTTCCTAATATTTTTTGTGGCCAACAAAACTATCAATAAAGTTACGCAATCGCGCCCATAATCCTCGAACTCTTCAATCACCTCCATTCCACCGATATATGCAAAATGCGATTGTTCAACAGGGATAAATTCGCTGCCTTTGTCAGATACTGAACATTTAACAGTTAATTTTCCGCTTTCCTCATGCGGCTTGTAATGAAACATAAAGTCGAGCCTGTTGTTTGTCTTATCAGACAAAACTTTTTGAAAATTTTCGCCTGACATTCCAGAAATAGCAGCGTCGAGGTTTTCCAAAAACTTCGGCTTTGCTTGAATACAAAATTCTTTGAAGGGCGGCAAAAACATACCAAGCTCGTGCATGTCTTTTGCCGTGCGGGTTATATCAAACATCGAAATTGAATTGAAAATTTCAGCCGAAAGTTTGAACAGGGGGATACGCTTGTCGATCATATCAATCTCCATTTCAACGTGTTGCAGCATACCAAGCCATGCAGGCCGCATCGGCGCGGCCATCATCTTTCTTCCGGGCGAACAGGCCCGCGTAATTGGGAAACAGCTCACAGGCGCGCTGACGGGCGCCGTCCTTGCCCCCACGCACCGCCGCCGCCTTCTGCCACGCCTGCGGCTGCACGATGGTGACGGGGATCTTGTTGGCGGCGAGAACGCCCTCGACGAGGCCGACGCTGCGCCCGAAGGAGAAAACAGAACTGACGCCCTGCCCCGGCATCGCCCCGACACGCTCCAGAACGGCGTGGGTGACGCCCTCGGCAATGTTGATGACGCTGGCGAGGCCGTGAGGGCTCACCTCTTTCTTGGTCTTTCCGTTCCGCTGGACCTCAAGGACAGGCATGTCGATGACGGACAGGTGGCCCTTCTCGGTGTCGAGGAAGGCGATGGCGCCATTCAGTCCGGGGTCGATGCCAATGTAAATCACGCTGCGGTCCTTGCTGCCTCGTCGAGGGCTGTGAAGTGATCCCAATTGACCACGCCGCGCGTGGCCTCAATGATCTGCGGGCGCCAACGGTGGGGCACCATCTGACGGTGCTTCCACTTCATGCGGGCGTGGCGGCTGACGCCGAGCCTCTCCGCAGCGCGCAGGATCAGATCCCACTCGTAGTCAGTCTTCCTCATCATGCACCTTCCAGAAGAAGTGGTAGATGGCCACCACAGCCCACGCACCATAAACAGCCAGCATGGCCACCGCAGAGATCGCGGCCATGCAGAGAAGCAGTATGGTGATGAACTCGGCCACGGCCCCCTCCAAGTGATTTGCGGAGGTTGAGACATTTTGTCTTCGAAGTCAACTAGGGGAAAAGACAAATTGTCCGTTGACATGGTTTCGCAAATCAGCCTACCCTGCAAACAGTTGAAATTGAGGTACACATGAAAAATCCATTCGAGGTCCACGACCTCCAGCACCTCTCCCCATCCGCCTGCAATCTCTTCGTCAACAGCCCGGCGATGTTCGTGCTTGAGAAATGCATGAAGAAGCGCAGCCCTGTCGGCGCCGCAGCCTATCGAGGCACTGCCGTCGAGGCAGGGATCGTCGAGGGTCTTCTCAACGGCTCTGATGACGCCACCTGCGTGAAGCTGGCCGAGGCCGAGTTTGATAAGCTCACTGCGCTCTCGGGCGACAGCCGCCGCGAGAAAGAGGCGGCCGCCATTGGCGACATGGTCAAAATGGGCCTGTCCGA